TGCATTATAGATTTTTCAGGCTTAACAAAGCTTTTAGATTCTGTTATACCAGCTACAGCTTTAGCCGCTGAAATTAAATTCTGATAATTCTTTATTTGAGCCTCAACTGAAGCTCTCTGTGCTGCAGCTGTATTCTTCAAATTTGTTATCTGGACACGAGCGCTTTCCACTGAAGCACTCATAAGTTGGCGTTCTACACTGATTTGATCTTTAACAGTGTCAATGTTATCAATACGAATACGCCCTTCACTATCCATTAAAGCGTGTAAATCAGGATATTGTGCCTTTAAAGTGTTCGTTACTTGTATGAGTTGTTGTTTTTGATTTTCATCTAACTTCTGTACGGAATTTAATTTTTCATATGTCCCAATGGCTTTCTCCATAGACTTAATTTTATCGTTCTTAGCGGCAGCATCCTGCAATTCGGCTCTTTTCATTTCTAAAAGGGCTGGAACCGCTTTGTCAGTTTCTTCTTTGATTTTTTTCAAAGCTTCAGCTGCCTTTTCAGGTGTATCAAAATCCATCTTACGTAATGATTTATCAATATCGTTAATACCTTGTGCGACTTTATTTATTTCATTAACCAAATTCGGATCAATGCTCACCGCTGTACCAGCTGTAACATTAGCAGACATCTTACTACGCAGTTCTTCCATCTTTGCTTGAAGCTTTTGTCGTTCTTCAAGCAACTTATTTAAATTCTCCATGTCTGCCTGTGCGTTAGTTACATCGTTTGTCGTCCATCTAGCTGTTTGTTCTAATTTTTTATTAAGTTCTTCCTGATTCTTGGCCAACTTCATCACAGATCCAGAAGCAGTATCGGCAGCCATGGAATAAGCTGTTACCCCAACAGCAACGGTACTAATAATAGCGATTGCCCAACCTATTGGCCCCATTGCTATATTCATAGCGCCTAGAGCGGCAGTAACTGCCCCAATACCTACTACCAAACTTCCCAAAACTGTTATAAGTGCTAATACAGCGGCACTACCAGCAACCACACCAACTACAACTTCTTGATTTGCTGATACCCAGTCTGTAAATTTTGTGATGATGGGACCTAACTCTTGCAACAATTGATTTATGATAGGTAAAAAAGCTTCTCCTAACTCCTGGCGTGCAGTGGTTAAGGTTTGATTAAAATAAGCTTGAGTACCTGCATAACCTTGCATAGCTGTTTCAGCATTTCCTGCAAATAAAGAGGACTCTTGCATCATACCGTTGTAAGCAGCTTGTCGTTTTTCTGCATCTGATAGTTTGGCTGCTGTCTTACCAATGGACTTTGCATAACGTTCATACATTACTGACAAGTTAGTTGTAATACCCGCTGCATCAGTAAGTGAGGATTCTTGTTGTTTAATCCCGCGAATCGCTTGTACAACTGCTTCGCCCCACCCTAAATGTGCTTCTCGATTATAAGCGGCGGCATCACCAAGAGCATTAATTAGATTAGTGGACTCTTCCAAACTATAACCAGCGGCTAGAGCCGTTTTATAGGCATTGGCTGCTTCAACTGCATCCATAAACCCCTTAGCTACAAGAGTCTCAACGGCTCGTCCTACTTCTTCTTGATTTTGTCCTACTGATTTTGATACTTCATTCAATCCATTGTAGACACTTTGTAATTGTGATGCTTCATCAACAAGTGACTTGATGACATTCACTAATTTATTCAGTGATGCCCCCGCACCCAAGGCAGCGAGCCCGGTAGCTAAACCAGAAATTCCTTTCTTGGTTTTTTCGGATTGTGTTTCTGCTTCACGAAGTTCATTCACAATTTTATCGATTTCAGAACTGTTCAATCCTAACTTTTTTAATACACCAGTTAAATCATTAAGCTGACCTTCCAGTTTTTTAGGGTCTGCATTTTCAAGATTATTTTTAATCAACTTAATCTGATCAGCACTAAGCCCTATTTCTTTAAGTGATGAATCTAATTTATCAATGCTAGATTCAGCTTTTTCAGCTGCTACTGCTACACTATTAAGACTATCTTCAGCTTCCCACATTTCTTTGGCCATGCGATCAGATGAAGCTATTAGCTTTAATAATTGTGATTCAGTGTTTACAATCTGCTCCTGGAGCTTGTTTCTTCTACTAGTATCAAATGTGTTATCGTAGGATGTCCTTAGTTCAGTTAGTTTCCTACGCTGAATATCTATTTTTGCATTAATATTATCTAATGCACTAGGCAACTCATGTAACTTAGTTTTTGACTTTCCTAGTTGATCTAAAGATGTGCCTACACCCTTGACTCCTTCGGCTGTTTTCTTACCTTGTTCGCCTAGATCACTCAAATCCTTTTTAACAGCCTGAACTTCGCTACGCATTTGTGTTGCTTCCGCTGTAAGCCTAGCCTTCAATTCCCCTAAATCCACTCCCATTATGTCAACCTCCCTTCATTCGCATCAGATGCGCTTGATACTGCTCTTCTGCTGATAATTGCGGCTCAGACGGTGGTTTAGGCAATGCTGAGGTTAACCTTCTAATGATAGCAGTACGAGATTTTTCTTCTATGATATGCGGGTAAGATACTACATCAAGCCCCTCCAGCAACTCTCTTGCCCTGGCTTGATTTTTTAGCAAAAGTAACTCCGGGAGATCCACGAAGTAGTAATCTTCTTCAATTTCACGTTGTGTTTTGTCCAAATGGATACAACAACGTAAAACAAAATCATCTTGAGTCATTATTTGTTGGCCTGATTCATCCGTTGAACGATCGATTGAACGAACTGCTGTGCCATCGGTGGAATCAGGCCGTTCAAGTTTTTTAATGCTTCGTTAATGTCATTTTTCTCCCAAGTGAGTTTAAGAAAATGAGTACATTCTGCAAGACTAGCATTGTCATCCAGGTACTCAGGATCAAGTTCGCTTAGCAACGATGTGATCTCATAAATCTCATCGATGAACATATCTGCACCAGCAACAATGAAAATTGCTCGCTCATCTTCTTTTGTAAGTAGTAGCCGAACTAAATAATCTCCAATTGTACCTATATGATCTGTGAGACGTTTAAGTCTCGTGCGTGTAAGTTTAGGAATTGCAATCTGTTTATCCCCGAGCTGCACACGATCTTTTTTTAGTAATCCAAACATAACTTCATCCCCTTAATAAAAAAATCAAGAGAGAGCAATTGCCCTCTCTTACGCTGTTGCTGTAATGTCACCCCAAGTGTAAAGCAATCCCCTTGGTGTCGCCTTTAAATCTGGATATGCTAGACCATTTACAGTCATCTTTAAGTTATCGTCCAGCTTAAACCCTGCATCCAAATCGAATTTAATACCACAAGATTCAATGTAAATAAATCGATTGGGATCAGATATTCCCTGTGGCATAATTACCGCACGTTTGCGAGGTAACTCTTTACCTGCCAAACCAGTGACCTGATATTTAAATTTCTCAGAGTCAGTAGCATCAGTTACCTTTGTAGCATTGGCATCAAAAGCAACAACTTTTGAAAAGTCGACATCAGGAGTTGTAAATTCGATCTTTCCTGTTTTACCTGTACTTATAGACTTAACAGGTGCGGTACCTGTCTGATCTGTCGTTGGCTCAAAATAAGTGGTTTCTGTAAAGAAACGAATACCACCTTGTGTGAGGTCTATGGTAATAGCCCCATCCATTTCCTTTCCGTCTGGTCCCACACCCCATACAAAAATACCGGGACCGGCATAAATCTTTTCTACATCACTCATAGTTAAACCCCTCTCACTTGAAAAATAAAATTAGTTGAATACATTGGCTTGTCGTGTTCATCGTGACCTAATGGTATTGGATTAGGCTGTTGAGCCCTACTTGACCATACATAAGAGTCACCAATCGCATAATTATGCTTTCGGTGTAGCAAATCGATAAGGCGTTTTGCTTCTCTTTCTGCCCCTATCTTGTTAGCTGGATTAGCCTTATATGATTTTCCTTTAACAATCACTTGGAAAGTTGGTCTTTCACGCGGGATATAGTCATGTGGAGCAAATCCCCCTGTCCCGAACACAAAAAGAGCCGGTAATCTATCATCCGGAATGTCAGAAGGTATAAAACCTTCATCTGGATAAACAGAAAAGCCAGCTTCTGAAAGGTATTTAATTAAATCACTAGCAAGCAAAGGCATCACTCCAATATCTTTGATAGTTCTTCAATGATTAACTTTTCGTTCATTTTGATAGCATTCTCTAAAAACTTTTTACCAGGTAAGTAGGCATTATGCGCTCCTTTACTGGCTGTGATTTCACCAGGCTTCATCTGCACTATTGCGCCTTTTTTAGTCTTACGAAAACCTTCGTGTTGCACAACAGCATAATCATTAACTTCTGGGCTTGTCCCAAAATCAATATAAGATACGCCTATTAATTGTTTGACCTCTCCCACAATAAGTGCACTTTCAAGATCACCTGAAAGATTTGGAGCTAACTTACGTGCATCGGATATGATTTGCATAGCCAGCTTTGTTAACACGTCATCAATACGTTGGTCGATTTGATCTAACGTTGCATCCAACGCACTTATCATTGCTTCAAGACCATCCAAACTAAAGTTAAATCCGTTTCCCTCTGCCATACACAATCACCTTCTTAACATCATCCGTGCCCAAGTACTTTCGCACCTCATAATGCGCTACATCGATGCGGATTTCCCTGCCAAGTTGGTCAACATAAAGGAAATAGTCATCGAAACTAATAGGAGTAGCACCTTCAATGTGAATGGTGTATGCAATCTGTACATCCTCACCACGACTGTTCTTAATTAGTCGTTGCTCCTCGACAACTTTGGCAGCACGTTCCGTCTCGATTGGAGATAATGGTCTGCCCCAATCGTCAAATTTGGAGTGGGAATGTCGAACCGTTGCAGGATAACCAAAGATACTCATATCAATGCACCACCATACTGACGCTGTGATGCTTGTTCTGCTTCCAACTCAGATAATTCATTGGCAGTTGGACCAAGCAATTCACGCACATCAGGTGCAACGTCAGGACGTGCACCGTCTTTATAGCTAATAGATTCACCATTATCTGAAACAGTCTTAACGTTGTGCTTTTGATATTTGAGTGCTGGATCTATCCCTTGTAGCTCCCAAACTGACTGAAAAGCAATAATAGATACTGCCATAGGATTAATTTTGGGATACCACTGAGATAATTTTCGTTCTGCTTGAATGACAGCAACCGATTGTTTTTGTTCTGAAGCACGTTCCCAAGCTTCAGCATCCAGTAAGTTACTAGTTATCCAATCAGCAACCTCCTGTCTATCCATACATACACCTACTTCTGTTTTGCGACCTTGATTTCAACTAAAAGGGTATCAGCATCCATTTCTTCTGCGCCTGCAATTCCTAACTCAGTAGCTTGTTTTCTTAAGCTAGCAAGTTTCTTCTCTGCTGCCTTCTGAGCCTTTTCTGCTTCTGCAGTAGCTTTGGCTTCTTCCTCCGCTTTTATCTCTTCAGGAGTTTTCTGTATTTCTTCCCCTGCTCGAATCGTAATAATTCGTCTTCCATCATCCTCATTAATGTCTTTTATGACATCGCCTGAGGTGTACCATTTTCCTAAATGTTTAACCACACCAGTAACTTTAATATTCACTCTATTCACCCTTTCATTAACTAGAAAATAAATAGAGCGCCTATATAGACGCTCCTAAATGACTGTTGCTGACATAACGCTATCTGCATAAGGAAATACAGGGAACGCAAGGTTTACACCCACTGTACGTAGGCGCAAAGGATGCTTGCTTACCAAATCTCTGAATACATAAATACCCATATCTCCTGTTAGCTCAGCATCGATACCATCAACCATAGATTCCGTTGTCTCAGCCCATAAATAGTTTCCAAGTGGACCATCTGGCAACATGACAAACTTGTCCTGCGGAGCCATACGCACTGTAGTAAATGCAAGCTTGCCTGCGGTTAAATCATTGTTTTCTGTTCGTGCTTGTGTGTCATATGGCACAATACGTGGCAACCCAAGAGAATCAGTCACTGAATCAAGTTGTGCCCTGGTGAGTTGAGGCGGATTAGCATTCCCTGAAGGATCGCCATGATAAGCAATTCGTACAGACTTGTTCTGTAGCAACAATGCAATAATCTTCTGCGTGGTGAATGCACGAGTCAAACGCACTCCACGATCCGCTTGATATTGATACCAGGTTTGCATGTCTTCAAGAGGTCGTGAGCTTTCCAAATTACTCCATGCATCTGTACCAGATAAAACAGGTTTCTGTTCTGCTGTATATCTCCAATCGACATCTATCTTTACATTGCCTTCTGCATATGTGACAGCACCAAAAGCAACAGCCTGCATAGCAATCCATTCACGACGAGCGCGAATAGCATCAACAGCATATTGACCATCATTAAGTTGCTCTCTTACAATACGTGCTACCTCTTGTTGTCGTAGACCACCGCCTTGGTTGGCCATCAAGAGCAAACGAATGAGCTTTTCATCCATCCAACGACCGCGCTGAATTTTAGGAATCTCCACTCGTTGACCAGAAAGACCTTCGCGCGATCCATAAACTGTTTCGGTGCCCAGTTCAGCAATTTGAGCCATAACTGGAAGACGAGAAGATGCCTTAATAACATCAACAGTCAATTCATCTGTTTGTTCAGGTGGAAACAACACAGACTGCCAATAATCATTGGGTACAGTGATGTTGCTTGTATACGTTAGTAATTCCTCACCAGATAATGCATCTTCCAACATGCTAATTTCATCACCTTCAGCAAATGTCTGAAGATCTAACTTATAGCGCAGTTTGTTTGTTTGCATGTAAATATTCATCCTTTCAAATTGAAATTAGGCAAAAGTAATATGAGGCATCTTCTGACGCAATGTATCGTCTACAGTGACAGGAATACGTGCTGCGATAACCTTGGCAATCTCATAGGCTCCAACAACATGATCACCATCTTTAAGGTTCACTGTTCTTTTCAGTATCAGTGTAGGATTTTGACTTCCGTCAGTACCATCTGCTTTGTAAGGGACATACTTACCAGATGCTAGTTTTGCCAATGGCATTCCTTTAAGTACAATCTTGTTGCCCTTACTATCAGCAGTAACGGCATTAGCATCAATTGTGATTCCATTAGTTACTTCTCGTACCACTTCAAGTGATGCTAATATTTCATAATCACTTTCAACTTCAAATTTCTTTTTGGGTTGTAATCGCATGTAATTTCACTCTCCTTTTTTTATTTCCATGGGTCATACGAAGGGGTTACATTTCCTGCCTGAGCCAGTTTCTTCAATTTTTCAAGCCGTTCTTTTTTATCAGTGTTGTTAGTTGCTCCACCGATATTTGCACCAAAAGTTTTTGAACCAGTCTTTTGTTTTTCTAAATGTGGCTTCTTCTTCAGCAATTCTTCAAGTGCTTCCTTCACGCCATTTAAATTCCCTTTGTCATCTTCTTGGACCTTAGACAGATCAGCAAGTGCATGAGCATCTTCCCAATCAGCAAATCCAAGTTCATTAGCCAGTACTTTAACTTCAGCAGCAAGCAACCGTTTGTAAGTCTTCTCATTTTGTTCTTGCATTTTAGCCTGAAGCTTTTCGTCGACCAACTTGTCTACATCTAAGGATTCATTTTTCTTATCCTCAGGATTAGTGTCAGGCTTTTTAAGTGCTGCTTGCATTGCCTCAACTGACTCATATCCTAAAGTCTTAGCTAATGCCGTTTGTGCATCTTTCTCA